AAGAGCCGGTTTGTCGATGTGGCCGACCCGATGGCGCCCCACATCGACCCGGCAACGAGGATGAGCCGCGTCTACATCCCGGCGCGGATCTATGACAATAAGAAGCTGCTCGAGGCCGATCCTCGTTACCTGGAGCGGCTCAAGGCTGTAGGGGATGAGGCGCTGGTCCAGGCATGGCTCGAGGGTGATTGGGACGCCCTGGTAGGCAGCTACTTCAGCATCAAGCGCCGCGAGGTGATGGTCGAACCCTTCGACATCCCGCCCGATTGGCAACTGGCGATGGGGATGGACTACGGCGAGAAGAATCCCACGAGCGCCTGGCTCGCGGCTGTGGACTACGACGATACGGTCTACATGGTATCGACCTATCACCAGGCGGATCGCTCGGCGTCAGAGCACGCCGAGGGCGTCCTGGATATGATCGACAACTGCCCCTGGACAAAGGGGCGGCGCCCGAGCGCTATCTACGTCGATCCATCGATGTTTGTTAAGCGGCGCCTGACGCCGATCAACGAGCATTCGCCTGCGGATGTCTTTGCGGATGTGGGGCTCCACCTGACGCCAGCAAACAACGATAGAGTCGGCGGCTGGCGGATATGCCGGGATGCCCTGCATCACAAGCGCTTTAAGACGTTCGAGGGGTGGACCGATCCCTGGTGGCAGACGGTGCCGGCGCTACCGCGGGACCGTAACAACGCCGAGGATGTAGATACCCATAGCGACGATCACCAGGCCGATGCCTGGCGGTATGGCATGGTGCACATATACAAGCCTTATCGCGTCGAGAAACCCCAACTGGCGGGGACCGGCCAGGAGCTGATAAACGAGATGGCGGCGATGGTCCGAGGGGGCCGCCACCGCTACGGAGGCGATTGACGATGAAAGCGTTCAACGGAACACCCCATAGCAATGGCGGCCAGATAAAGACCAGCGGCGCCGTCAAGGATACGCCCAACAGCAAGCGCAAGGGCCCGGCGGCCACTATCGGCGGCAGCAAGCGCGGGGGCGGCAGGAAGTAGCAGCCTTCTATGGCCACACAACGCCAGATAGACTTCTGGGAAGGTGAGATCGAGACCTGTCGCAAGTACATGAGCAAGCGGCACAAGGTCTGGCGGCGCCTTCTGGATCAATACCGGATGGACTACGACATCCCCGGCCTACCGGATGAGCGGGTTATCAAGATCAGCCGGTTCTATACGCTGGTGCGCCAGATTCTGGCGTCCGTATCGTTCGCCTACCCGCGCGTCTGGCTGAAGGTCGAGAACGAGAACTATGAGCGTCAGGCGGAGCTACTGGAGCGGGCGGCCAATGCGGCGCTTGATCTGATGGCGGCCAAGGACGAGATCCGCCAGGCGACGTTTGACACCTTGTTCTGCGGCGTGGGATGGCTCAAGGTAGGGTATAACCCTGCTGGCGACGATGCTATCGACCCGGCCTACGTGGCTAACGACACGATGCGGGACGATTTCCCGTATTGCCACCGCGTCGATCCGGTCAACATCTGCCTCGATCCGCTGACGCCGCCGCACCGCCTCGGCCATGCTCGCTACCTCATCGAACAGATGTACGTGCCGTATGAGTTCGTGCGTAACGACGAGCGCTACGTCAACCGGCGCCAGATCAAGCCGATCAGCAAGGACGCCCAGGAGGCGGACGGCTTCATGGCGGGTTACGGCGAGGTGGACCTCCACGACGAGGTCCAGAGCGCCGTGCGGGAGAGCAAGCAAGCCGGCGAGATGGTGCTGCTCTACGAGGTCCATGACCGGGTGCATCGCAAGCGGCTGACGTTTGCGGATGGGGTGCGCGATCCTATCGAGGAGATCGACCACCCGATGTTGGAGCAGGAGCCGGTGATGGTCACAGACCCGCTGACGGGCGAGGAACTGCTCTCGGGTGAATTCGAGCAGACGGGCGGCTATCTGGTAGATAGCGGCTTTCCGTACTACGCGCTGCGGTTCGATATGGAGGCCGACACCTTCTGGCCGCTGCCGCCGCTGGCGTATGTCGAGGATACCCAGAACCTACAGGTCGAGAGCATCTCCCGGCGGGCGGATTCGTTGAAGCGGTTTCAGCGGATCGTCCTGGGATCGAGGAGGGAGCGGGAAGCCAACGCGAATCTGAGTGATACGCTCGAGAATGCGAGCGATGGTGAGATAGTGTGGGTAGACGATGTGGCTACGAGCTTTCGGGAGCTGCCGTTTGGCAGTCTGCCTTCGGACCAGCTCGGGCTCGAGTCGGATGCCCGCTTCATGGAGGAGCAGAGCCTTCAGGTCAGCCAGATGGCGATGGGGGGCGGTCCCAAGCGGACGGCTACCGAGGCCAGCTTGATCGCCAGCTACGGCCAGCTCAACCGCGAGTGGATGCAGCAGAGCGTGGCGGACGCCTATAGCTGGATCGTCCGGTCCGCGTTTCGGATGATGGCCGACGAGCGATACCACCCGGAGGAGTTCGTGCTCAACGTGGCGGAGGAGGGCCAGGAGCCGATCTACGAGGCCATCATGGCCGATGTCTTCAAGGTAGACTTCAAGGTGAGTGTCGAGGCGGGCAGCATGGCGCCGCTGGTGGAGCAGCTCGAGCGCGACGATGCGCTCCAGTTGTTCAGCAATCTGATACAGCTACCCGAGATAGATCGACACCAGGCTATTTACACGCTGCTGAAGGCTCACCGGGTCAAAGATCCTGACAAGCTGTTCAAGGATAGTATGGACGCGGACGCTACGAAGGCGGCGCAGTTGGAGAACGTGGCCTATCTGCAGACGGGCGGCGATCCGGGGGTTGTCGAGGGCGAGGACCACCAGGTCCATGTAGAGATACATGGCCAGCTTCTCAACCAGCTCATGCAGCAGATGGGCCAGCTACAGCAGATGCCGGCGGTGGCGCCGATGCCGGGGGCACCGGTGGCGCCGCAGCTACAGCAGCAGCAACAGCTACAGATGGCGATACAAGCCACCCAATCCCACATACAGGTGCATCAGCAGTGGATGGCGCAGGAGGCCCAGGCGATGGGCCGGGCTGCGCCTCAGCCACCGGGACCACCTGGTGGTGGGGGCATGGGTATACAGGGCGTAGTCCAGAGCAACGCCCAGCGGGTCAGCGAACAGGTAAGCGCCCAGGCGGGTCAGGAAGCGCAGCGGGGGTAGGCTATGGCCGTCAACCAGCGACTGCTGCAAGCGCTCATGGACCGGCATATGGCCGCGGCCATACCGGCGACTACGCGCCGCGACCCGATTACGCGGGCGCCGGGCTTGTTGGAGCAGTGGCAGCAGCAGTTTCCGTATCAGCCGGGGCGGCCTGAGATGGGGTTCGACCCGGAAGCGGCCCAGGCCAACATCGTGCCGGGGCTGGTGGAGCGCGGCATGGATGTGAGGACGATGATCGAGGAGCCGGTGGAGACCGGCGTGGGTTTGGCCGAGCTGGCGAAGGGGGCGCTACAGGTCGCCGGGGCGGCGCCCGCGATGGCGGTGGGCAGCAGGAGGGCGCGAGAGGCCGCCAGGCGGCGCCTCGAGGACAACCCGGTGGCGATGATGTTGCAGGGCGGCATCCGGGAGTTGCGCGACCTGGTGGGCGAGAAGGGCGTCATGGGGGCGATGGGGAGCATGGCCAATAGGCCGGTGGATGTGGCGGAGATGATGCTGGGGGTTACGCCCGTGGGGACGGTGCCGAAGGCGGCGAAAGCGGCTAAGGCGGCTAAGGCGGCGAAGGCAGCGGCAGCCCCTGCTCGGGTGGAATTGAAAACATTCAAGCATCCAACAAAAGGTCCAGAGCAGCGATCAATAACGGAAACGAATCTCAGAGAATTAACACAAGACGAGGCCATAGAAGCTGCGACCAGGGGCGTCCACCTAAAGCGAGACAAGACCGGGCAATATATCGGCGCCCCTCGCGGAGTCAATACGCCGGCAAAGCTGAACGCATTGCGCGAAAGCTATGATCGGCAGTTGGAAGAAGCTGCTTTGGGCGCTGATTGGTATAACCGCGCACGGCAGGGCAACATCGAGGTAACGGGCGATCTCACGGCGCCCTCGAACCTTCAGCCCAACATTACCAAGGGCGACCTGGTCTCCGATGTATGGGGACTTACTTCGGCCCAGCGGACGCCCGAGGTCAACCTGGGCGTGGCTACGAAGATGATCAACCAGGCCGCGGTAGGTAAGCCAGAGCTGACCGGTACTATGCCCGTTATCAACAAGAAGGTAGAAGACACTTTGTTGGGCGGGCAACGCCAGACCGAGGACTTGCAGAAATTGGGCGTATTCGGGACCAACATTAATCCGAATGTTCCCTACGCGACTACGGGTGTTAATGACATATGGCATGCCCGTGCATGGGGGTATAGCGAACCCGATGGTTCTATTTTCAATAGCGGATTAGGCCCGGCGCAACACGCCTTCCTGGATGGCGAGACAATGTTAGCCGTAGCTCGAGCCAATGGGCGCCAGATAAACGGCAAGACCGATTGGGACGCATCAACGGCACAGGCAGCGCCTTGGGTCGAAGGCAAAGCGCATGGTCTCATCGAATCTAAAGCTAATCAGATTATCAAGGGGTATGAGCGCCGTGGTGCAAAGCCCCCGTCTCTCAAGGAGGCCAAGCGGATAATCATTGAAGACCGCGGCTTTGATATTGACGCCGCCCGTGCCGAAGCAGCGAAAACGTATACGGACTATTTCGATAAGCATACCGCCTTTGCCAATTACGAGGCGATACCGGGCCAAAAGACCGGACACTTGCCGGCGATGTTAGAGGCGGGCGACGATATCAAAGAGCAATACACTGAGGCGCTAACGTCTGTCGATCCACAGGGGCGCGACCTCTTCTACGATGCATTAGGAATTCAAACGCGCTCGACACAGCCTACGCAGGGTTTTTATCGCAATGAAGCCGGCCAGATAGAGGCCAACCCAGGCCGGGTGGCAAGGCCCCTGGTCGGCATCGATCCTACTGCGCCTACGGGCCGGGCTATGGACCAGCCGAGCGTAGACATTATCGAGGGCGTAGAGACGCTCAGGGCGGTCATGTTGGGCCAGGAGGGTATAGGCTACCATAAGCCGTTCCCGAGGTCAGAGGGGGCAAAGGGGGCGGCTACAGGATCGCTGAGAGCCAGGTTGCCGAATCGTCCTACGCCCGATCAATTGGGTGAATTGAATCGAGTGCTGACCAGCGATGAATTTGCGGACCTTCCGTATCAGAGCGCTGCCGACATCCTGGTCGATACGGGCGATGGCATTACCATGATTAACCTGGGCGAGGATTTTGGACCAGCGGTGGTGAAGCCGGCAGACCAGAGAAAGATGGTGGACCGGCTGGGACCCCATCTTGATAGAATCTTTGGAAAGGTAGAAAGTTTCGAGCCCGCCTACGCCCACGGCTCTCTTGTTTCGGGGTTATCTGATATAAAATACGCGGGGCAAGGTACTTCAGTGCAAGCGGTGAAAGATGCGCTGACTAAAGGTGATGCGCCCAGGCTGATCGAGATTCTCGACAGCCCACAGGTGCAACGGGAGGCGGGGCGGATTATAGATGTCTATGAGAGTTTCGGCCAGCAGTTAGGTACGCCGCAGCGCGATGACCTTATCAACTGGCTGACGCTGATCCGGGACGGGCGAGGCAGGGAATCTCTCGACCTCATAGGAAAGATTGCCCTGCCCGCCGGCGCCGGTTTGATACTAACGCAGCTCTTTACGAGCGAAACGTCGAATGAATTGTAGAGGGGTAGTCCCACTGCTCGGCTTCTTCTTCGGTTATATAGCCGAGGGCAGGGGTAAACAAGGTAAAACTCCCCCAAGGCGAAGCCCATCGACCCAGGCCATTGCGCGTATAGTGGGGGCCGCCAAAGGTCGTTTCCGTATCGGGAATATCTTCCGAGCCGGGAATGATCTTATACACAACGCCATTGAAGGCAACAAACTTCTCAGGCGGCGTCTTAGGTTTTTCGGGGGACATAACTACTCTCCTTTTAGCGGTGATGTTTAACGTGGGCCGCAAGCTGGAAGCAAATCGCCCACACATATAATATACGAAAATTAACGACGAAAGACAATTATAGATGCCTTTCAACGACTACGAATGCAAGTGCGGCCAGCGCTACGAGGACCAGTGGGCCACTACCGCCGCGGCGGTAAAGCGCTCGGTCAAGTGCGAGTGCGGCAAGCAAGCCGCGATGGTCTTCGATACGCCGCGTAACGGCATCCATTTCGACCATAGCTCGATGTATGGCCAGTGGAACCCCTCTTTCGGCCAGGTGGTCGAGAGCTACGGTCACAAGCAGCAGCTCATGCGAGAATACGACGTGCATGAGGCTTCGGACGCCAAGGGCGGCAGCCGGTGCCACATACCCAGCGACTATAGTGAGAGCAAGGACGCCCAGCCGAGGGAGCGAGACCCCGGCGCCTGGGGCAATAAGATCGACGCCCCGATGGACAACACCTTGAACCAGTAGAGAAGACCAGCGGTCTGTTTGGCGGCAGACCTTA